GAAACAATTATGTTCAAATCTGTTCTCGCAGCTGCCGCTGCTGCACCTTTCATGGCGACCGCTGCTTTTGCAGGTCCCTACGTCAACGTTGAAGCTAACAGTGGTTTCACTGGCAGCAACTACTCTGGCACCAACATCGACACCCACGTCGGTTACGAAGGTGCTCTGGGCGAATCCGCTGCTTGGTACGTCCAAGGCGGCGCTACCATCGTTGCTCCTGACGGCGGTGCTTCTGACACCGTTCCTTCGGGTAAGGCAGGTATCTCTGCTGGTCTGACCGATCAACTGTCTGCTTACGGCGAAGTCAGCTTCGTTGGTTCGGGCGTTGCTGGTGTTGACCGTAGCTACGGCACCAAGGCTGGTCTGAAGTTCGCCTTCTGATCTCCTGTGCTATAATTCTGGGGTCTTCGGACCCCTTTTTTTATGTGGAAAATTCTTAAGCACCCAGTCACTCAGTTCAACCTTATTATCGTTGGATCTTTTATGCTGATTCAGTTGGCACATACTCATGCACACTATCAAATGGATACTGATGTGCATGGATATGTTCATAACTTTTGCAGGAGGAATCCTGATAAGTGTTGACAATTGATTTCCCCTGTGCGAAAATGACTTTTTGATTACCAGAATCTCGAAAAAAAAATTTCGGTAATTTTTTGTCCCAGGGGTTTTTATGTATGAAGAACTAAATTGTTTTGAGGAAGCACTCAAACACTTCGGAACCAGAGTTGATGTTATCATTGCTATGGAGATGGCAAGAAAATTGCCACCAGAAGAGGCATATCAGCGCATCAAGGATGAACTGAAAGAAGTTAAGAAGTGTCGCAAACTATTCAAAAAAGAAGAACAATGACATACACAATTTATTCCAAAGACGGTTGTCCATACTGCGACAAGGTAAAGAAGGTAATGGAACTTGCCGAACTACAGCATGTGGTCTATACTCTGGGTGAGGATTTCACCCGTGATGAATTCTATGCAGAGTTTGGAAACGGAAGTACATTCCCACAAGTCATCGAAGATGACATGCACCTCGGTGGATGCACCGAAACTGTTAAATATCTACGAGAGAAGAACATTATCTAATGGAACAAGTTGAGATCTTATCCGACATGGTAGAACACGTCTTAGAGGATGCAGTCTTCCGAGACAAGAAAACATTTAAGATGTATGAGTTTTTGCAAAACAATAAATTCAGCAGACGAGAAGTCAATGAGTTTATGAACAGCGCAACTGCCGAGAATCTGTCAATCACCATAGAGGATCTTGACTTACTTATTGAAGGTGGACATCCAGAAGTTCGTGAAGCATATCCCAACCTAGGGAAACCTGAGGCGAGGAAAATTCGCAACTACTTACACAGTATTCTTCAGGATGCTTGGAACTATGAGAAAGACAAATCAAAACGAAAGAGACGAACTGTTTCTAAATAAAGGTATAGAGGTTATGCTTCCTAGAAGCAGGAGGGTACAAGAGGAACCACCGAGTTGGTTTGATCGTACCTTTCGCTTACTAAAACGAGAGGTGCGTGTTAGGATAGACATTCACCAGGATAGTAAAGATGGAAACTAGCGTAATTCTCTTTTTCTCTGCCGTAAGTATGGTAATCACTCTCGCCCTGGGAGCTATCATTGGATGGATCTACAAGGACACTGTAGACACCCATACATACAAGCGACAGATGAACAACTTACACCCAGAGTTCCTGGACGGAAACGGATCTTTTATTGATGAAGAATTGCTTGCAGTTAGATTCATTAATGAAGATGATGACCTTGACGTTGAGGACGATTACTGATACAATTACAACAACATTCTAATTTGATATGGCACCGAGAAAATTACCTAAAGATGCACTATTGACTGAGATTCTGCAAAAGGTTTCATCTGCTAAGACAAAATCTGAGAAGGTGGAACTTTTGCAGGAGTACAATAACGATGGTCTTCGTGCTATTCTCATCATCAACTTCGATGAATCCTTAGAATATCTGATGCCTCCTGGGGAGGTTCCTTACAACCCCAATGATGCACCTGCTGGCACAGAACACACTCGTCTGGATCACGAGTATCGAAACTTGTATCGTTTCTTCAAGGGAGGAGATACAACTCTGAACTCGATCAGGAGAGAGCAACTGTTCGTGCAACTGCTGGAAGGTCTTTACAAAGATGAAGCAGATCTTCTTGTTGCTGCTTGTAACAAGACCCTCCAAGATAAATACAGAATTACCAAGCAAGTGGTATCTGAGGCATTCCCTCAGATTGAATGGGGTAATCGAGGAGGAAAATGAAGGGTATCTGGTCAAGCAACGACGAAGTATGCAGTTCTGCAGACAGGTATAACATCAAGATCCTAGAAGTTGCTTGCGATATATCCAAAGCAAAAAATCCAAACCTCCCACTGAACTCTTATGTGGTGAAATACTTCTACGAAGACACTCACTACATTGATATTGTTATGGGTAACCGATCTGATATCTTCGACTGCTATTATGACAAGCTCGGACAAGGACACATCAAGTCTATCAAGTGGACAGATGGAAAAACTAATCCAAAGCTCTTCGATTCAAAGGCATATCTCAAACAAAGTTAACTCTTTGTTTGTGGAGAAGAGAAATGATTTTTCTTATGATGGGGAAGTGGAGACTGATGATCTCGATCAGTTAGCAGACAACTTATTCGATGCTCTCTATGACCACACCAACAACTAGCGATACTTCTAAAAGTGTAAAGGATGAGATACTTCAGATTCTTATGGAGTACGAGGGCGACGTGGATAGTGCCATGCATCCTTTTATTAACTTTATTATTGCTAAGGACAGATACACCAAGGGAGTTAAGACTATTTTGAATGAATGGATAGGTTTCAAGCACTATCACCACCAGTATAAACTGGCACAAATGTTTAAGTAATTTGATTTGGTATGGAAGTTAAACTTGTACAATGTACACCTGATGCAGAAAGGACTATGGGTTATGTTGCTCGTGTGAGCAACCCAGCAAACCAGAACAACCCTAATGTCGCAGGTCTTTTGAAGTATTGCATCAAGCATGGGCACTGGTCTGTCTTTGAGCAAGCGTTTATGACGCTGGAGATTGAGACTACTCGTGGTCTGGCAGCTCAGATTTTGCGTCACCGTTCGTTCACATATCAGGAGTTTTCTCAACGATATGCTGACAGTTCTATGCTGTCTGAAGAGATCCCTCTGTTTGATCTTCGTCGTCAGGATACGAAGAACCGTCAGAACTCTATCGATGATATTGATGATTACACTAAGCAACAGTTTGAGATTGAGATCCAGAGGCACTTCGCTTCTGCTATGGATCTCTACCGAACTATGCTAGATAAAGGTATTGCAAAGGAGTGCGCTCGTTTCGTACTTCCCCTTGCAACTCCAACTCGCATCTACATGACAGGATCAGTTCGCTCTTGGATTCATTACATCCAACTTCGTTCTGCTAATGGCACTCAGAAGGAGCACATGGACATCGCTAACGAATGTAAGCGTATCTTTATCTGTAAGTTCCCTACGGTTGCTGCAGCACTTGAGTGGACCTGTCCTGATGATGATTGTGGATGTGATGATATCCAACCAGCACTGAGGATTGATTGATGGCTTGTTACCCTGTAAAAAACATGAAGACTGGAGAGACACAGGAACTCTTCATGCCTCTCGCTGAGTATGAACAGTGGAGGAAAGACAATCCCGACTGGGATAAAGACTGGAACGCAGGCATTGGATCTGCGGTCAGTGGAGTAGGTGACTGGCAGAACAAACTGCCACAAGGTTTCAAAGACCGCCTTAATAATGTCAAGAAGCATCACCCTTACGCCAAATTCGATTCCATCTAACCTATGCCTGTAAAATCCAAGAAGCAACCCTCTATGGTCGGTCTGACCGCTAGACAAATGAGAAGAAAACCAATTGGTACTGAGCATCTGCTCAACATCAAACCTATCACTCCCACCCAGGAGAAGGTGTTCGATGACTGGACTAAAGACAAAAATCTCTTCCTGTATGGTTGCGCTGGAACTGGTAAGTCCTTCCTGAGCATTTACCTGGCACTTAAGGATGTCTTGTCAGAGAAGACACCTTATGATAAACTGTACATTGTGAGGTCTCTGGTCCCTACCAGAGAGATTGGTTTCCTTCCTGGTGACCATGAAGACAAGTCAAACCTTTACCAAATTCCATACAAGAATATGGTAAAGTATATGTTTGAGATGCCAGACGATGCGTCGTTTGAAATGCTCTACGCCAACCTCAAGGCACAAGAGAGCATCTCTTTCTGGTCCACCTCCTTTATCCGTGGTACTACCATTGATAACGCAATTGTTTTCATTGATGAATCTCAAAACCTTAACTTCCACGAACTTGATTCCATCATCACTCGACTGGGAGTTAACACCAAGGTTATTTTCGCTGGAGACGCTGCACAAACTGACCTGACCAAGACATACGAGAAGAACGGCATCCTTGACTTCATGAAGATCATCGATGAGATGGATGAGTTCTCTTCTATTGAATTTGGTGTCCAAGACATCGTTCGTTCTGGTCTAGTCAAATCTTATCTTATTAGCAAAATGAATCTTGGACTTTAAACATCTCAACATACATTCCTTTCGTGATCTAGTTGCTACGACAACAGCAAAGGGTAGGACATACTCCGTTGAGGGTATGAACTACCCTTCTGTTACAACTGTGATTGGACATTCTAAGAAGAAGTCCATCATGGAGTGGCGTCGTCGTGTCGGTGAAGAAGAGGCGAACAAAATTTCCAAACGTGCATCGACACGAGGAAACAAAACCCACAAACTTGCTGAACTTTACCTGAGCAATCAGGACATCAGCAAGTACAAGGACGATCCAATGTCCATGGGTCTGTTTTACCTTATTAAACCTCACCTAGATAGTATTAATAATATACATGCCCTAGAAGCACCTCTATATTCTAGGATGCTTAAGATTGCTGGGCGTGTTGACTGCATTGCAGAGTATAAAGGAGAACTTGCCATCATCGACTTCAAGACTTCAACTAAGTTGAAGAAAGAGGAGTGGATTCAAGACTATTTTGCACAAGAGTGTGCATATGCTATAATGTTCCAAGAGTTGACGGGTCTCAAGGTCAAGAAACTCGTAACGATTATCGCCTGTGAGACTGGTGAAGCACAAGTATTTGAAATCTATGACAAGTTTAAGTATGCTCGCAAGCTTAAAGAGTACATCGACGCATACCGAGATGCATATGGGGAATGGTAAAATTGATGATGTCTTTGAACAGAACTTCATGACTGCCTCTAAGTTTTCGGTAGAGATTGAGAAGATTGTAAAAGAATCTGATCTCAACTATATCGAGGCAGTCGTACAGTTTTGCGAAGATAAGAACATAGAGATGGATGGGATCAGTAAACTGATTTCCAAACCACTCAAAGAAAAGTTGAAGTATGATGCTCAACGACTTAACTTCATGAAGAGGACATCTAGGGGGTTCCTATCGCTGTGACTGGATTTGAAGTCTATAAAATGTACCTTTCCTTGAAACTTCACTTCACTTCTAAATCATATGATTACTTCCAATACAACGGAGCATGTAAAGCAACGCAAGAATCCTTTGATCGGCGTAAGGACAAGTATTTCTTTGTGAAACTGTCCCGCAAGTTCAAAGAGGTAGAACTGCGTGAATTTTTTGTCTCTAATCTGATCGTCGATGGCGGTCAGTGGGTTGGGCAGATCGCAAGAGAAGGATCACGACACTATACTGACTATCAGAAGCGTATTCAATCGCTGTCGTATATTTTCTCGGAAGATGTTGCCACTCTGCATAGCATGGAGGAGAACTTTGATGATCTCTTTCGGGTGAAGAGTGTCCATCCAACCATTGTCAAGGCACATCTTGGTGGCAAGATTAGTCTTGAGACACTCACTATCTTCAATAAGATCTTTGGTTTTGTAGAGCACTTTGACAAGACCATCAAGGATGAGATAGTGTGGAAACCACTACGCAATAAAGTAGTGAAATACGAACCCTTTCTCAATGTAGATTGTGGTAAATATAAAAGCATAATCAAGCGAGAATACGTATGAGTAAGTTCTTTGAATCTGAACAGGTTCAACACTCCCTTCGTAGAATGCAAGATCTTTATGTAGAGATCAATAAGATGGGTCTCCTTCTCTCCAAGGAAGAGAAGAAAGTGCAACTTGAAAAGATGCTTGAACTGATCGAGGTCCAGCAGATGATGTTCATGAGGGTCCAACTCTCCTCTGATCCAGATGCCAAGGAGCTCTTGTCACAGGTCAAGCAAGCTGCTACAATGTTGGGTATGAACCCAGCGGACGTGAACCCGCAGTTCTATGAGGGTCTCAAAAATCAGGTGTCTGAGATGATCAACGCCCTTGACTGAGACCTAAATACTGTGCTACGATCATACAGTGGCACACACAACAGTACACCAAAATACGGAGAACACACATGTCATTTGCATCCCTCAAGCAGTCCAGCTTCACTGACCTTCTGTCGAAGGCAGAGAACCTTAACAAGACTGAGACCAAAGGCGGTCCCGATGAGCGCCTCTGGAAACCTGAGGTAGACAAAGCAGGTAACGGTTACGCGGTCATCCGCTTCCTCCCTGCACCCGAGGGCGAAGACCTGCCCTGGGCACAAGTTTGGAGTCATGCCTTCCAGGGTCCTGGTGGTTGGTATATCGAGAACTCCCTGACGACTTTGGGCAAGAAAGATCCTGTCTCTGACCTGAACAGGCAACTGTGGAACTCTGGTCTGGATTCTGACAAAGAGGTTGCACGTAAGCAGAAGCGTAAGCTGAACTACTACAGCAACATCTACGTCGTGAAGGATCCTGCCAACCCCGAGAACGAGGGTAAAGTGTTCCTCTATCGCTTCGGCAAGAAGATCTTCGACAAGATCATGGAAGCAATGCAACCTGCCTTCGAGGACGAAACTCCTGTGAACCCCTTCGATCTGTGGAAGGGTGCTGACTTCAAACTGAAGATTCAGAAGGTTGCTGGTTACTGGAACTACGACAAGTCTGAATTTGATCGTTCTTCCAC